CTCCCACCGAGCGACAAGAAGTTTACTAGTCTTCAGTCGCAACTTACCTTGATCGATTGGAATTTGATCTGAGTAAGTTTCACCTCCGGATTCCTCCGGACCCAAACTAGAGTACAAGGTAGCCTCACGGCTGCCTGGCATCCTAGATCCTTCAGGGTTATTAATTTCCTGAAGCATAAGACCCTTCGCAAGCAGGCTCTCACCATTAACACGGCGAGCTTTGACCAACTTACGAGGGGGCGGGGACAGTTGCAATGAATCGCACTCCCAGCCTTCCAGACCGTGCCTAGCACGTTGGGGCAGTGCCTCAGTGAATGAGGTCACCAACCCGAGGTCTCCATAACCGTCTGGTATCTTATTGTCCTTGACCCAATCTTCCGGGATCAAGAAATCACGGAGAGCCACATACACGTCCCACACCCGCGGAGGGATAAACGAGTTGAACACTCGATTAGCCCATCTACGGAAGTTATTGACGCATAGTAACTCCCTGGTGACGTCTTCTATACCCTCGCGGATATAGAAAGGTGATACATCGCGCCCGTTGAACCAATGCTTACCGCACGATTCACGGAACGGTCCCGTCGCATAGCTCTTCTTCGCATTCTGAGTAAATCCAAAACGCGTGAGAGTATATGTTAAGGACTCGTAGGCGGCGACGCTGACAATCAAGTCATCGCCGTACACGCCTATGCGCTTATCCCCCAACGAGAGGTTGTCTACCACAGCCGAACAGAGAGCCCAGAAGATAAGGCTCTCTAACTCGAATGTGAAGCCATTGCCCATCGTTGAGAACTTCTGGTAACGTATTACGTTCCCAGAGAGTTCTACACCATAGTGACAACGCGTCAGATTCAACGCGGTGTACCAGTCAGGCGGAAGGAGGAGTTCAACAACTTTGGAAGAGATCGTATCTGACGCGGATGACAAATCGACCGTGGCTAATGAGCCATCCATCGATCCATCTCGCGACAGACGTTGATTGATCCTTTGATCGTTGAGCTCCAAGCCCTTCCGGCGCAGACGAGAGCGAATTACTGCTCCGATTCCCTTCTGAATATACATATTCATACAGGGCTCGATAGCAATAACCCGGTCCGTCTTTGCTGTTTTAGGGACGGTGGTGATGCGATTCCCAACCACAAGATTAACCTTGCGATCGGACCAACGAATCGTTGGCTCTGTCTCGCATTCCGGCCAAGTTATCTCTAACTCATCCGGCTGCCAAGGCTTAATCAAAGATATTGCGATCTTCGAAAGAGTTTCGCACATAACAGTGGTGTCGGGTAAACCCCCGAACTTATAGTAAAGGTCGCCCTTTCTACGGCTCAGCCTCGTTGAGGCGTGTTTGCCGTGTCTGAAATGACCGGAGACCTCGTCCCAGCTAAACTCACCCAGGCACTTCGCGATCTTTCTTCGAGCCGACTTGACAATCGGATCGAACTCGGCTGAGCCGAGTCGCGAAAACTCCTGTGTGAGCCGCTGGTTCGTATCTCGGCATTGACCTTCGCTGTCAGCAAACTTCGCAAGCGCAACCCCGCGAAGAACTTCAGGATCAGCCCCCGTACCAGCGGGCGACATTTTGGACAGGAGTTCGCTCAAGAGATAATCTATCGCAAAGACCTCGTGACTGACGTAGTCATCGGGCCTGGGCGACGGGTATCTCACGATCTCCTCCCAATTACCTGAAGCGACAACTTCCCTGTAGCGTTCTCCATACGAGGTCTTTGACAACGACCCAATCATGGAGGCAACCGCTAAGGAACGGTCGGACGTCTTACGACCCGCCAGCTGATAAAGCTGGCGCCGCTGCTGCTCTCGTAACTGTCTCTTGTTCACGACACACCGTACTCGTCTTCAAAACCTAGAAGGCGCGTAGCGGTGAAAAGATGATACTTGAGTAGAGCCTGTTCAAGGCGCTCAATGTCACCATAAGTGAGCTCCGAGCAACCGTCTTCAATACATTGAAGGTGCGGTTGATCGAAGTTGAGAGAGTTAGTCACTCCTCTACACACGTCCTGAAACGACCCCCTCTCCGTCGGGTACTCGGCTAAGCCGAGCTCGAAGGCGAACGTGGAAGCTATCTCGGACGATTCCTTCGCGATAAGCGTGTAGTCGACAAAGTCGGCTACACCCTCGTCACTCAGAAATCTGTGTAGACTCTCCACTCGCTCCACTATTCCAAGTTGTAGCATTGCTGCTACTTCCGGGATCTTCTCCTCCGGGATCTTTCGATCCTGGAGAAGAGGTTTTAGTGTCGCGACGTGGCTCCATGCCAGACGTTGTTTGAACGCTGACAGAAGGAAGAGAGCACTGTGGCGCGGGGATATTCTGTCCATCGTTTTCTCCGTTTAAGATAGAAACGAGACCTAGAACCGCACTGACCAGAATGATCAGTACGTTGGTCACGGTTAGGAGGAAGTAACCAGTGTAGTTCGTCGTAGGTGAAACTACGCGAACCACGCCTGGGGTCCTTCCGCCAACGCCTTGATGCCAGCATTGGCATGCGCGTTCTTGACGAAAGCGAACAGATTCTTTCGCTTAGCCAAGAGACTCGCATAACCATAGCGGTACTCGACGCGTGCTTGGTCATAGAACAGAACTGCCCCAGTCGTCGCATCGACGTAAGGGGACCTGAAGACCAGGGAAACCACGGAAAACTCGCCTTTCTTCTTTGCGAGGGTGACCGTTGTCTGCAGGGTGACCTGCGAGGACAACGGATCAGTCCCGTCATTGAAGTGAACGATATTCCCGTTGACCTGGTCGGCGGTGAACGTGACGTTCGCCGGAGTAGCCTGGCCATCGGCCAGGACGATTGCAGCCAAGGAAGGCATGCATTGTTCCTTTTGGTTAGTGGAAAACTCCCCGGATAGTCTGGCCTAGTAAAGCCAGAGCGTCCAAGGCATGAGTTACCGATAGCGGATTCTTAAAGTGCAACGCCGCTGCATGAGGAAAGTCGGTCAAAACCAACCTATTCATGTAGCGCCAGTGCAAATAAGAACACGTGGTGTCAGTATGCCCTTGCGGGATGTCCTTAACCACATGGTTTCTCCGCTGCGCATCCACACGATAGAACTCCGTCATTGTGCCGCCGGCGAAGACCTTTCCGTTATAGGCGTCTAAAGTGTCAATTAGATTACCTATTGGGAGGATCCAGTCTGCGACAAATGAGAACGGAGTTAGCTCCCATGCAACCGAAAGTGGATTAGTCAGACCAAGCGCTGCAGCGTTAACTGCTGCAGGACTTGAAATGGCGTACCACACTGTG